GTATAACGTTTGATGATCTCAGGATATACCAGGACATCACGCTCAACGTCATACACATATGGACGCATCTCAATCGTTGCGAGAAGCATCGCATTATCAATCTTATCAGGATGAGGAAGATCCTCAGAGGACACACCCTTGACAATCTTAAGTTGGTTATCATGTGTCAAATACAACTTGTCTGCTCTAGGAAGATAGAAGCAGTAGTCACATCTAAATTCTGTGTTAACCTTTGGTATATCAAAGATGGTAGATCCACCAACACCACCAGAGGTGTCAAATTGCCTAGATCCAAAATCAAGTGACGCACAGTTTACATAATACGGTGCAGTTATGGTACCTGTGCCTGATGCTAATTCACCGATACCAGGACGGAAGTCAATCTGGTCACGGATATAGTTAATTGATCCATCCAGTTTATTCTTAGGGATCTCCTTATACATGATACCAGTGTAAGACTGAGCTGAGAAGTAGTCACCTGAAGACTCATGCAAGAAGTAGTCAAAGATCACAAGTATCTTACGAATTGGTGGGGAGAATCCAGGAAGACGAGTTAGTTTACAAACGTCATAGAAGTGTGCTTTCTGACCACCTTCCAATTCAAACTGAGTTGTGATAACTTTAGATCCTGTGGAAACAGATCCTTCAGAGTCATCAACAATTGCCTGCAGAGCATTGCCGTCATCATCAACACCATCAATGGTCTCACCAGGTATGAATGGAATTTCGTTAAGTGCAACGAAGTACAGTCTCAGTGTGCTATTGACAAACTGGATAACTCGACCACGAGCACCAGAGGTCTTACCGACAACAACTGATCCATTATCAAAGAAAGTAGATTCCGACAACACCATGTAGGGTGATTCAGCATCGTTATCATTCTCAGACTCATACACAGCATGAATCTTATAGACATCATTCAATGCAAATGAAACTTCCTCATCTTCAATACGGGTGCCATACAGATTACCATATGCCAAACCAAACTTAGTCTGGTCATTGTTAATTCTTGTGCGAGTCACCTTCAATGCACGCATCTTAGCGGCAGTTTTAATCTTTCTGGTGACGATATTCTTAGAGATAAGAGCAGTCAACTTAACAGTGTTGACGTTAGTCAAACCAGAGATGGTAATAGACTGTGCGTCAGCACCGAAAGTAACAGTCAGTGTGCCAAGGTCATTGAGGGCATCAATGTCAAGGTTAGATCCAACAGCGTATGAGGATCCAGACTCAGCAACAACCGTCAACACATAGTTTTCATCATCAAGAGATGCAAACTGCTCTGATTCAGGCAGAGACACAGTAACACCACCAGACACAACGGTCTTGTTAGCGAATGTCCTGTATACAAAGAATGATTCGTCGGAGATTGACTTCATCGATGTACGAGGTGCATCAATAGACAACTCACCATTCTGATAGTCTTTCTGGAAGATGAAAGGACGCATCCTTACCATCTCAGCATACTCACCGTCAGCGTTGCCACTACCTCTCTTAAGGGTGGCATCCAGGACAGCAGTTTGGTTGAGGTAGTCGAAGATTGCTGTGCCACCTGTAGCGATGTTGCCAGTGTTGGTAGCGATCTGCGCGGGGACAACTCTCTTAATTCTTAGAGTATTGTCACCATTTAGACCAGCTGCAGTTGTAGTAACAACATCACCAGGACGGAGATCCTGTGCAAATTTGGTCCTAAAACCAGTAGCAAGAGCACCAGTGCCACTTACAGTAACAGTAGAGGACTCAATAGATGCTGCATCATTTAGCAACCAGTTTGCAGCGAAATCTACAGCGTTGCTACTATTTCTACCAACACAACGGCGGACATCAGACAGGTTATAGGTATGTGCTGCTTCCAGTGTGCCAACAACACGACCATCTCTTTCAATAACTTCATTGTTAAGGAAACGACCAGAGACCTGCTCTAGACGGCAGGCACCAAGGCTTCCTGATTCAGCAACGAAACCACGAGAACCAGAGCTGCGACCTTGTAGCACATCACCAACATTAACAGTGTTAGCGCCAGCTGCCAAGTTAATAGCAGTAAACATCTGTGGGTCAAAGAACCACATGTCATACTGGTCTGCCTGATCGATCTGTACCTGGACAACACGAGCACGACCGATTTGGTTACCGACAATTGAGCTGGATGCCCCAGGAATCCAGTCATCATACAATTCGATAACTTGGTATGCATCAGTCACACCCTCACCAGTCAGGTTAGGCCAACCATATTGCTCGTAGACCTTAACAAAGTTACCTAGTCTAAAATGGATAATTCCATTTTCTACACAGGAGAAATCTCTAGGTTTGGGAGCGTCAATATACTGAGGTGTAAGGAATTCAGTCCTGTATCCTTTAACGTACGCTCTACCAGGAGAGATCTCATAGGTTAGGAGATCATCTGTAGGAGTATTGTTTTGCTGACTTGTCTGAGAAACAGTGTAGACCCCGTTATTAAAACCATCATCAAGACATTCTCTTGGTGTAATAATGGGAGTGTCGATAACATAGTCACCAGACTCTTCATATGTCCGACGTGCGATCGACTTCTCCATCTCTGAATACGCAGTATGATCAACAAACTGCTCAACTTTACTGTTGTTAATTCGTAGTAACTCAACGAAGTTTTTGTCAGTCGAATCATTGATTGCTTTCTTGACAAGAGTGGTCTTAATCTTAAATCTGTGACCGCCAGGTGCTGAGTAGTTTGAAGTGCCTGCAGCGTTGTCATTCAGTGACGGATCGTCTTCAGGGGTAACAATAGATTCACTAACTTCCAGACCAATTCTATAAGAGGGGTTATTGCTATATTGCTCAAGGATTAGGTTTGCTGATTGGACATCAACAAAGTGACCTCTAACAAAGTACACACCATTGTTAATGTATGCAGCAGATGCAATCGCAGTAGCGTCAACGGGCAGCAGCTGTCCAAATGGTGATCCGATTTCGATCAGTGTTGTGCCGAAAGTAATTTCGTTTTCAGCAAGTAACTGCTCGTTTGGTTGGAATTTTTTAGTGGCGGTGTCAGAAACTGTATCACCAGATTCGATATACTTAACGTATAGAGTGAGGTAACCACGCTCAGATTCTGAAGCAGGAATTGAATACAAGACCTTTGCTTTCACGCCAGTCGTGATGCCCTCAATAACCTGACCATGCAGTTGAGTCCTGTAGGTTTCGATATCGACACCCAGGAAGGATTGCTGCAGAATGATTGCCTGCACACTCAAGTCATAACCGACCTGACCGGGAATGACCATTGCACCTTCTTTAAAGAAGTGTTGTCCAATGGATTCAATCTGATTCTGGAGAATCGATTGTAGAGTCGTTAACTCACGCGCTTGGATAGGATACCCAGGGCGAAATAGCACTCGGTAGAAATTCTTGTCCTTATCGAAGTCGTCGAAATAAGGAGCAATATTTAGATTGGTATTCTGGGGCATCGTTTAGAACTCTACTACGATCTTAATGTCTTCGATTTGGTCACCAGCACGAGTAATCGCGCCTCTATTATCTATGTAAATAACCTGACCCGAATTTGGCTCAACCTCTGGTTTTGCATAACCGTTGGTAAAAGACATACCCAAGTCATACTCAGTGTTGTTAATAACACGAGTAGATGCACCTGATACAATTGGGAAGTTAATATCAGGGTCAGCAGATGCACCAGATGTTGCACCCACGACAGGGTTACCACCTTCAAACTCAATCAAACTACCAGTGAATTCAGGGAAGACACCATCGATTCTATTCTGGTAATACTTAAGCACTTTGGTTGTGCTATTCCATGAGATCACACGTCCACGAGCAGTCACTTGCTGACCACCAATTGTGCGAGACTGTGTGATAATTTCGTCAGTAGCAAAGTTACCCGTAAAGGTAGGAGCAAAGATAACTGACTTTGTGGCGGACAGAGTAAGATCTGCTGCCAATTCTGTTGTGCCGAATTTGTTGGGGTTGATCACCAAACCAATACGACGGTAGTCGTTATCAGTTGGGAAGTCACCACTACCCTCAGCATAGGTAAACTTGGTGTTAATCATGACGCGATATCCACCCATCTCTGTCCCTGGATCAGCACCATGACCGACAGTTGGAGGAATTATCACTTCAACGGTGCCGCCTGATCCTGCACCTGCACCGATACCGTTGACTTCATCGATGACGACTTTACCGAAGTTGTATCCTGATCCACCCGAAGTAACAGTAGCAGATACAATGCGACCCCCATCGACAACCAGAGAAACACGACCGCCAACACCATCGCCTTTGATAGGTACATTCTCGTAGGTGCCATTGTTATACCCTGCACCAGAGGATGAAATAATAACCGTATCAATCTCACCACCGATTGCATCAGACACCACAGCGGTGTCACTCAGCACAGGCATGTATTCGTTAGAGAAGAATTTCAATACGAGACCCACAGGGATCGTATACATATACTTCCAACGATAACCGTCAGCAGTGGTAATAATAGAAGTTGAAGTACCCGTAGGCTCAACAGTAGAAGGCTTACCGTTAGGATCACTAGGGGATGTCCCGTTATAGATGCACTTATAGACTTGATACGATGAGTTAACAACGTAAAAGTCTGCATCATAAAGTTTGGTAGCACCAGAAGACGCGGTTTTAGTTGCGCTGTAGTCATGACGATACATATCGTAAACATAACCCAAGCCACCAGTGGTTTGCTCAGGAGGAATCCAGTCAGTCCTACGAATAACTTGAATAGTATCATTCGCCAACACTCGCTTCATAGAGATCATGTCAGAGAAGTCATCACTAAACTCTTGGAAAGAGTCCACAGGAGCGGGCGCTGCATTCTCATTATCCCAAGGTTGGGGACGACCGATGAAAACATACAGACGATCACGACTACTTCCAGCTTCACTATCAGTCTGAGCAGGATCGGGACCTTGCAGAGACTTGATCAGTCGGCTAGCAGTAAAAATTCTAAATTGGTCGGTTAGTAGCGCCATTTGTTACCAATTATCCTATAGATTTATTTATGGGGTTAATACTCACCCTCATTTCTGAGGAAGTTGTTATACTCAACTGCGATGATTTTTGCTTGGGCACCAGAAGAGTATCCTTGCACTGTCTCACCAACAGTAAATTTGTAAGTTGGATCATTATCTTGAATCGACTTAACATCTAGATAGAATTGACCATCTTTAGGTCCAAGTCTTCTATTTGTAGTTGTTGCTGCAACGCCTGATGTCTGTCCAGTAACAGTCTCTTCACCACCCGCTGTTGGGATGTTAAACAGAGATGCACTAATGTATTCAATAATAATAGTTGCAGTAGAGATATGGGCATCACCATCTCCCAAAGCACCAGCAGACTGGATAGTAGCAACTAACTGGTTAGGACTGCCATCATAGATCTGATCACCAATCTGGAAGAGCGTGGTGTTGGTGCCACCTAATTCTTCCTCAATACCATATTTAGACGAGGCAATGCCCCCATCTAGATTAATCTGGTCTTCATAATCTGTGCCAGTATTCAGAAGGTCGGGAATACCATCTCCAAACTGCTGCACACCCTGAGCATCAACATACTCTTCATCATCATCCTCAAACTTAAAGTTTTGAATAACTGACAGAGGTGAAGTAAATGCAACAATTTCGCTGCCTTCTAACTCAACCAAAGTATGTGGTACGACACCAGTTGCAGTTGATCCAGAAGTACCTGCAAAGAATGCAATAATTTGAGACTTCTCGCTTGATCTGCCAGCATCAATAAATGCTAACTCATCAACTTGGAATGTCAGATATAATGCTCTTTCAGTTTCATCCCAATCATAAACGATAGCGACTCTGTTACTTGCATTTTCAACAACACGTCTAACTTTGTCAGTAACTTGGAAATCATAAAGCGTGTCTCCAGTATTGGGATCATTTTGGAGAGTATCAAGAATTATCTTTTGGTCAAATCTAAAGTTTGTGCCCCTATCGCATCCATCAAATGTTGTGGCAGTTTTACCTGTATATCTAACAATTTCTCTACCAAGAAGGAATTTACCAGATCCAGGAAAAGGTGCTGTGGACTCAACGTGAATAGTTTCATCACCAGTGGTCACGTCAGCCAGAATACCTGACAAATTGTAAACAACAGAGTTTAGAGACTGTCTGTTCCTTGCAGTCTTAATTAGGTTTGTATCTCTTGTAAAGATAACCTGAGGAGCAACTACATAACCATCACCACCTGCTAGGAGGTCAATAGTTGTAATAGTACCAAGATTAATAAATGCCGAAGCACTAGCACCAGATCCACCACCACCAATAATTTGAATTAGAGGAGGATCTTCAAAAAACTCACCAGAATTGGTAAGGGTAATTGCAGTAACTTTACCAAATGGATTGACACCAGCAACACCAGTTGCACCTTGTCCACCACCACCTGAGATGATGATATTGACATCTTCTTCGGTATAGTTTCTACCAAACTCTTCAATAGCAAGACCTGTAACTAGACCTGTAATAGGCACTAACTCAGATCCAGATCCACCACCACCTTTAACTTCTGCTTCAGCAGCAAAGTATTCATCACCAAACTGAGTCATTTGGATGAGGTCAATACCACCGTCTTGCTTCAGGAAGATCTTACCTTCAGCAGGCACACTTGCATTCTCATCAGTAATTTCCAGACGCATGGGATCATACCCTTCGCCTGGATCCAATACTTCTACAGCAGTGATCTCACCATTGTCACCTTCAATGACAGGTCTTAAAACCGCATCTCTGATAGGTGTGCCACAATTTCCGACACGGAGTCTAGGGGGATCAGCAGGATCATACCCACTACCTCCTGCAGTAACATAAACTTCTCTTACCCCGAATATACTATTAAATATGGGGACAATTGAAGCACCAGATCCAGGGACTGTTCTTGTCATTAGACGACCACGAGATTACCGACCATTCCAGGATGAACGGTGCATTGATAGACATATGTTGTGCCTGCTGCAAGAGTCATAGGCACAGTCCAATATTGGACACCCTCCTGTGATCCACTCACACCAGCGGTTACGGCAGATCCACCACTTGTTTGTCTCAGAGCAAATGGGTGAGCAGATGTTGTGGTGTTGTTAAATCTATATGTGAAACCACGATAGACATAGATGGTTGGGTTTCCAGTTCCAGTCCATCCGTTGTTGCTGAGGTCATATCCACCGCCTGATGTCCCAGAAATCTCAAAACCAACAGCAGCAGAAGCAACCGCTTCAACTTCACCACTTGCATTAGTAATGAAACTCTGATTCTCTGATAGAGTCTGACCACTAGCAAGATATAAATCTGCAGCAATCGAAACTGAGTTTGTAGATGCAGTGGTAGTAATACCATTTCCACCAGAAACTGCTAACGACTCAGTAGGGGAGTTGGAAGTAGTAGTGCCGCTATCACCAGTTACTGTGGCAAAAATGTTTTGATCTGTGTTTGGTGAATCATTGGTAATCGTCAGATTATCACCAGAAACAGCAGTGGAGATCCCAGTACCGCCAATAAGGTTAACAGTAGTAGTAGTGGAATTAGCCGTCTTGGATCCCGAATCAGATCCGATAGTAGAGAAGAGATTTTGGTCAACATCACCTAATGTCCCCGTCATGTCAATTGTTAACGTATCTCCAGCAATAGATGTGGAGATATTTGTGCCACCAGCCACAGTAAGCACATCAGTAGCAGCACTCGCTGTAGTAGACCCCGTATCAGCATTGATACCTTCAAATAAATTTTGTGTAGATCCTCCACCACCACCAGATGCGGTAGCATCATTGTCTGGATACCAATAACTATTGGTAGCAGACCACTTAAGGACCTGACCATCAGAAGGACCACCGCCGACTGTCATGTCAACATCGGTAAGCTCACCGATAGAAGATCCACTATCAATTAGTTGAACCCAAGCACCATCATGTGCAAAGTATCCATGACTTTGATCATGGACATGTGCAAACATACCATGATGATCTCCTGCAACAGGAAGATCTGCTGTTTGGGCAAAATGGTTTGTATACTTTAACTTACCGTCTGCGCCATCAATATATGTCAGAGCACTTCCAGTGCCACCTGCCCAAAACTTAATATCACCGCTACCATGAGGTTTGATGACTACATCACCATTATCAGTAGATCCAATCTCAAATCCACCAACGTCTAAACTTGAAGTTAACGTATCAAAATTTCCCTCAGCAAATTGAGATCCATCCCATTTCATTAATTGTCCTGCGGTAGGACTGCCAATATTCACCAGCAGGTTGGTGTCATTACCAAGAGCGGTATAGAGCTCGTCAATAACGCTATTCAGTTTGATAGCACCATCTCTGAGACTATCACCTGTCCCGTCGTTTGCTGACGATCCAATACTAAGATTTTGCTTTGCCATGGTTGGTAGATTTCTACAGTGTTATTTAGGTGCCATCGAAGGTTTGTGACGTAGAGTCAAGAGTGCTCTGCGTGCTATCGAATCTATTAGCGGTAGATCCGCTTCCACCACCAGATCCAGTAACAGTCAATACTGCTGCATTGGAATCAAGTGGTGAGTTTTCTGCTTGAGTCGATACTCCCAGAGGACCGATGATACGGCAACGGAATCTATATCCCGTCATGTATCCAAGAGTACTGAGTGTATATGAGTTTGTAGTTGCTCCTGTAATAGCAGCAAATGCGAAACCGCCATCTGTGGAGCGATACCACTGATAAGCAATAGGTCCATTTTCTGGACTGATCTCTGCTTGCACAGTAAACGTTGCCGTCTCTCCTGGATTTGCTGTAGCATTCTGAGGTTGGCTGTTAAACACCAGAATTGAAGGTGCTCCACCTCCATTACCGCCACCACTGGGTGGAGCGACAGGTGCTTGTAGTGTGAAGTTTGTATTAATTGTCTCTCTAGTAGAGCTTCCAATCATGTATGGAAACTCAGGGGCATCAATATTGTCTGGATCTACAGACAAGAAATATGCATAGGTGCCATTCTGGAATTCTGGAGTAATACAAAATCTACCATTATGAAGGTCTAGGTCACCAGTTGCCTCAACATACTCCCAGTCCTGCACCAGAGCGCCTGCAGGGGGGTTTGCGATGGTGTTACCATAGTCAGGTCTACCTGCTGCCTCAACTGATAAAGTTGAGAAAGAAGACTTCATAATTTTGGGAGAAGTCAGATTGTCCCATGGTGATGTATAAGCATATGGACCATAAATTGGGAATCCATCAAATGCAATACCGATGATCTTAGAATGACCATCAGGATGTCTCAAGTTATCGCCGTTATATTGTGTAGTGCCATAATAATCATTGTATCCTGCCATCGAGGACCCATCTCGCCAACAATCCAAGAAGTGTGTATCATGATAATGATACTGACCACTTTGCTCAGGATGACCACCACACTCATCCTCACCAAAATCTACAGGAGATTGTGGGTAGTGAGCATTCCAACTGAATCCTACTGGGGGGTTTCCACCAGTACCAGCAGAAGGACTAAACAAAGCAACGCCATTAGCGGCAATACCAATAGTACCTAGTGGAGTTGCGCTTCGACCATTTCTTTCATCATAATACTCATAAGTGCCGCTAGTTAGAGACTCTTGGTCTCTCATAATAAGGTCAATTCTATCGGATGTTGCTAACCAACACTCATCTTCGATGGAGGTAAAAGTAGTGCCCTTATAAAGGAATACCCTTTTAATACCATCACTGAAGGTAAACATAAGTCTGTCACCCACCTGAATCTCATTGTTAAACAATGAGTTATCATTAACAGAAATGACTATAGACCTAATGAATCCGTCTTGATTCCAAGCGTTAGTATCGAATGTGCGACTAATACCAAAGGACCCACCACGGTAAGTAAAAGCATGATCGAAATCTTGCTCCGTTACTGTGTTTGGGTTGTTGGCATTAGGAAACGTGCCAAACCCTACAGGAGAAGGAAGACCATCCGCCTCTACTGTAAGAATGTCAGTGGCATCGTTATAACTTGCAGTTGCCCCCATGGTTTTACTTTTATTTAGATGTCGTCGAAGATTTGAGTTGGAGTGAAGTTGCTAATCACAGTAGCACCAGTCTGGACCGTGAGGATAGCAGACAGTGAGTAAACAGGTGTAGCACCTGCAGCAGTAATTGCAACTCTGTATTCGTCACCATCGTCTGCCTGAGCGGCATCGTTGGTGTTGTATATTGACTGGTTAGCACCGATGATGTTACTCCAGGTCTGAGTGCCGTATTCCTTCTTCTGCCACTGGTAGTTGAGTTGCTGACTGTTGGAGACAGTAGCAGCAACCGTGAAGGATGCAGTCTGACCTTGGTTAACTGTTACGTTTACAGGATCCTGAGAAATCGTAATCGCGCCAGGATCGATTGTAGTGGTGCCACCACCTGCCTCGTCAGCGTTGTAGATATCTCTACCACCATTGACCGGCGTGCCCGAAGGATTAACAAAGTCGTCTGGGACAATGTTATCAATCTGGACTAATGGTTGCAGATAAGAAACACCAGGCGTCTTCACGTCAATGCGTGTGATACCCATGAGTGCCTTGATACGACCATCGAAACCAGAGGATGAAATCACGTCCACGTTGGGGCGTGAGGTGTAACCATCACCAGAGTTGGTGAGAATTGCAGTTTCCAACTGACCAGAGCGGATCTGGGCAAGTGCAGCAGCGTTACGACCCTTAACGGATCCTGTGTATTCAAAGGTGATCAGTGAGTTGGAAGATTCGATCAGAGCAACTTCACGAGCGAATTCTTCACCATCAATCTCAAGTTTGTCACCTGCTTCCACAGGTGGCACAACGGTTGCAGCGATCACGTCAGTGTCAGATCCAATGTAGGAGAATCCAACAAAGGTTGATCCTGCGCGAGGCACTTCAGCGAAGATGACTCTAGATCCGACGAGCTCGTATGCAACGCCAGGTTCCTGAATGATACCGTTGAGTGAAATAATGATGTTGTTTTCTGGGCGAATCACGTTGGAAGAAACACCCTCAGTCAGTGTCAGCGAGTAGAATAAACCTTCACGTCTGAGGTTGAAGGACGAGCGTAACGAGTCAAACTCGAAACTGATATCATCCATCTGGCGAAGTTTACCAACGTAGTAACCAACGAATTCAGATCCGATTTCGGGTGCTTCAGAGAAGTTAATCTTATCGGAGAATGCAACGTAGGAGTTGTTACCACCAGGAGGTTGCAGGATACCGTTGACGAAGATGAGCATGTGACCAGCAGGATCTGGGTAGTATGCTTCACCATTGCTGATCGTGAGATCAAACTGAGTCTGATCACCGTCGAAACCACGGAAGTAACGATCAACGCGACCCTCAAGCGTGCGTGCCTTAGAAATCACACCACCCCAACCATAGTCGGAGACGACGGTCATATTGTTAAGGAAGTCACCCTTGACATTTTCCAACCAGACGGTTGCTGTAATGCCTTGCTGGTCAATAGCAGCCACGCGCCCGTAAGAGTTATATGCAGTATCCGTGTATGCAACAACGTTGGCATAGATGCTTGGGAAGTTGGATCCCAAATCAAGTTTACCAATGTTATTAGTGCCCTGAATAACTTCAGAGATGTCAGCACCAATACCCACAGGAATCAGGTTACCAATAAACAAGCGATGGATGCCATAAATTGGATCAGAAGGATCTGCATTTACGCCGTTGATGTATTCTGTGACTGTTGCCCTGAAACCAGGATCCTTTAGTGTGGTGCCCTGCAGGAGGACAATCTCATCACCCACTCGGAATGTATCAGAAATGCCCGTATCAATAATCGCAGTGCCAAGCTCCAACTGATAGATGTTGGATCCATGTATATACTGGTTAAGTTGAATCTGCGTGCCAGAGAGACCCTCAATTTCAAGGATGTAGTCAGTGACGCTACCGTAGATGATATCGCCAGTATCCCATGCATCTCCAATGGTTTCAACGTCAATCGTAATACGACCACCGTCATTACCTGTGAGAGATCCAGACTTATTGAGGTATCCGTTAGCGTATGCCTCAACAGCAGAATTCTTATCAAACAACCAATCGCCTTGTGCGAATGCTCCTCTCTCGACGTTAATTAACATGCGAGAATCGAAGGAAGCAACATCAGCAGTTGTGCCGCTGTCATCACCAACCAGAGTATCACCCACGTTAACGACGCCTGCAACATTGATCAAGTTGGCGAAGTTTAGACCACTTGAATCAGTTTTACCAGTTTGTATGAGTTGACCATTGATTGCTGGGTTTCCATTGACTCTAATAATTTCACCATCGGTGAAGTTTTCATAAACACCCAGATTCTGACTTACATTATTCAATTCAAAACGAGTGTAGATTCTATTGATCTCTGCTTGGTTGAGTGAGATGCTACTAACTTCAGATGAAGATTCAGACGTGGTGCCGTAGATAACATCTGCAGGGTTGAATCCACCCTGAATAGGAGTCTGCGAAGGATCTGCGGGGAAGAGTGGAGTCTGTCTAGCAATGCCACTACGTCTGACGATAGCGAAGATCTGCTGACCAGTGTTGGTAGTGTCAACTTCAATTTTTCTAAATCTACCATCGTGCATGTAGTGAGCACCAACCTCAAACCACTGTGGAGTGGCAGTGATCACATACCAGTAAGATTGACCAGCAAATGCTGCGACTGAGGTCTCAGATGCTGGGATATACTGGAGGATATCGCCACGACGGAAGGAGTTTGTGCGGTTGATTCTAACTCTATACTCAGCGCGATCGAAACCAACAGGGACGATAGGAGTCAGGATAACCAGAGCAGGATCGGTGTTATAGTCATAACCCAATTCATACTTGGTGCTGATGTTAACTGCATCGCTACTTGGGACCCAAGTAACGCTACCTTCTGTTGGGAATTCAGATGTTTCTAATGAATACTCAATAGCGTTGAGTGAAGAGTCAATGATAAATTCAGATGCCTCACGGTTGTAATCTAAGCGACCATTGATACCTAACTGATAGGTATTGTAGGTTGCCCAACCAGGATCTTCAGTCAACTGATACAACACAGACTTGATATACTCACGCACGCGAGTATTTGCATAAATCAGGTGTATACGGGACACATCTTGGAATGCAATGAAGCTACCTTCACCATCAAACCAGGTTTGGACCAGTCCAAATGCACCTGCGTTACCGCCAGTGATCATGTCATATCTGACTGCCTTAAGGATGTCAGCACAGAAGTCCACGGTCATGTTAGTGGTGCCGTAGTAAGTCACAGTCTCATCATATGCTCTCTGTGCGATAGCATCTTGGTTAAAGAGCAGCATATTAGCAATTACTCTGTCGGTATTAAAACCAGCACCAAGAGTATCTGACATGATGTCAAACAAAGTGTCAATTGCAGATTGTGGTCCTTCACATGTGCCTGCTTGATATTGTGTGTTTGTGTAGTTTGTAGATCTAGTTGTCCTAACGATGGTATTCAACTGATTCGTGTTGTTGATTGCTGCGTTTTCAATTGTCTCAATATAGATCTCAATGAGTGTATCAATAGCAGAAGCAACTTCAGCACAAGTCTGATTCCATTCAGCAGAAGCACCATCATATGTAAGACCAGTGTCTCTGACTATAATATCAGGAGTATATTTAATAGGCCAAATGCTAGGTAGACTGCTAGTGCGATTTGCAACGTTACCAGGATTGCTAATTGCATCTGTAACCAGTGCCATCAGAGTATCAATTTCAGTTGAAACGTCATCTGATTCACTACCTGTATAGTCAGGATCAACCAGACGTGATCTGAAGTAAGACATATCACCTGTTGTGTATGCCCATGCTGCTGTAGGCTCTCCTTGTGGGACATTACCTGCTGTAGCACCAAAACCACCATCATTAGTGTCTGACCATTCACCAGCAGCTTCACCAAGACCAACGTTTAGACTAGGGGTTTCAGCAGATCCGACTTCGTTACCGTCAATCCAAAGTTTGACACGACCATTTCCAGAAGCGGCAGTGCCACCAACTCTGATCTCCCAAGTAATCTCATGCTCACCACCATCAAAGTAAGTTGATAGATTGGAGACTTGGACATCAAGCAGTGCGAGACCGTTATCTGAGGAATTAGATGCACCACCCGCATAGGAGTTAGCACCATTACCAGCACGGAGACGGAGGTATGTGCCGCTGTCTCTGAAACCGATCCATGATCCACGACCATTTCCACCACCTTCCCAGAGCACGCCGTCAGTAGGTGTGCCAGCAGGAAGGGTAGTAACACATGAGCAGACTAAATCTTCATCATTCGTTTGACCTGTTGAAGATGCTGGTTGATTCTCGATTGCGATATTGCCATTAACAAATGTGCGAGTGATGAGGTTATTGTATGATCCAATATCGATACCAGTATCCGGTGAAGAATTGAGAAGAA